AATTAAACCAAATTTGTCCAACCGCTGGTGCTGACGGTGCAGTATCTGAAATTACAGCAATACTTCCACCGCCACCAATTTCAATCCAATGAGAATCATAATAAATACTGGTAGCAGCAGCTGATGAATCAAACCATATTTGACCAGCAACAGGGCTTGATGGAGCAGAATCTCCAATATTTATAACAGAAGGTTGCGCTCCAACTTCAATCCATTGATTTGAAGATCCATCTGCATAATAAACATAAGTCCCGCCGGTTGATGAATTAAACCAGATTTGACCAGATACAGGATTAGATGGAACTGTATCGGAGATAATAGCAGCAGTTCCTGATGTACCAATTTCAATCCAGTATGAGTCATAATAAACAAATGTTTGTGCTGTATCTGAATTAAACCAAACCTGTCCAGCACTAGGTGAAGCCGGAGCATTGCTGGAAATTGTTGCTCCACTTGCAACCGCTACATCAACTAAAGTTTGGCCGGTAAGATTAGGCATATTCAACACCGCTAACTGTGAATGTTACGGCATTAGCTGTTACCTGATCTACATGTAATTTACTGTTTGCAGGGATAACTACTGAAGTGTTATAGAACACAACATTATTTGACAAAACATTAACATTGCTCAAAATTTTATTATTAGCCGCAGGGGAAGCAGCACCTACAAGAATATGAATACTGCACACAGCGTTAGAGCTGGTTGTATTACAAAGGTTAATGTTTTTGATAATTGAATAATTTCCTACAGTATTAGCTGTAGTGTAAACATTAGAACCCGTAGAACTAGTTCCTATATAAAAACTTTTTGGTGTTAGATTAGCCATTTAAACCCCCATCCATACCAAAACTTCATTATCGTAAGTTGTGGTGTTCATATCTTGTATAGTAATTGCATCAAGAACATGATCTACAGCCGCCCCAGAGTTATGAGCAACAGCTGTTGTGCCATCATAGCCTCTTTGAGATACTGTAAAAACATTAGTTGATCTAGAAGAAATTAAAATTTTTTCTTCTGTGTTGACACCACGATCAACAACAACAACGAAAGGGTTGCTACCGCTTGGGTAAGTAGAACCATCTACTACGGTAAAAGAAGTTGCTGAGTTTGACAAAGAAGAAGCCAAAACTGTTTGCAGAACTGCCCCACTAAACTCTCTTCGCACAAAACACCTCCTTTTTAATCAATGCTTATTGTTAAGCTACCTGTTGCAATTCTTAAAGTGTCACCAGCATCTGTTGTTTTATTTGCAGTCAATCCCCCATAAAGCAACATGTTTCCAGATGTAGATGCATCAAAAATACCAATCGCCACTGTTGTGCCAGATGGCATCCCTGCGAAGTCAATGTTTGCGCTATTCGTTGTAGCACCAGAAGATGCAGCACCAAAAGTAGCCGCTTGACGAGCATACGAACCGCCAGTTACTTCTGTTCCACCACCAGCTTCACCTGGGATAACAGTAAAGAGACCAACATAAACAGCAGCTGGTTTTGTATAAGTAGTAGTTCCAAGGAAGTGATCAATTAATTTATTTTCAAGATAATTTGTTAAATTGCCAGCCATTGTTAAACCTCCAAATTATTATAATACATTTCCTTTCTTCGTCATTTGGAAGTCTAAAATTATCTAGCCTTAGAAGAAACTCGGCTTCTTCAATAGATATTTCTTCCATTTTATTTTGTTGAGAAAATGTAATTCCAGAACTAGTTGTATAGCTTGCTCCAGATTCAAAAAAAACTAAAATATTTTTTTTGTTTTCTTTTTTATTTTTTTCAACAACAATTTTAACTTCTTCATTTATTTCAGTATTTTTTTTAACAGTTTTCTTTTTTGGTTTGTTAATAACTTCTGTTGTCACACTATTTTTTTGTTCAGTCATGATACAAGTTTACCACCTATGTTAATTTAAATCAACTGATTTCCTACGGATAATTTTTATTAAATAAGAAATGGGACCTTTGCAGGTCCCATTTACTTACTTATTATTAATAACTATTACAAAGTACGAATTTTTACGTTCTTACCAATTACATAAGAATCTGCATTTTCAATATTAGCTGCAACCCTCATGTACTGAGTGTATTCAATCGTATCTGTCTTTGGCTTAAACTGACGATAAACCGTAATGTCTCGGTGGATACCGATAACACGGTTGTTCGGGAATGTAAGCTCAATGTGCGAGTGACTACCACTAGCACCAGAGTAATCGCCACTAACGCTTTCTGGCGTAAGAGGTACCTCAACCAATGGAATACCATATGGTGAAAGACCAGTTGAACCAGCACCGCCATTACCTCTCATGGAGCCTTGGAGGTAAGCTGCATCGCCAGTTACTGACCCTGGTGATGCTGCGCCAGCCGTTGATTCCGTTGCTGAGTTTGGATTGCTAAGACTATAAATTGCATCCTGCACTGTATTTGGACCAGCAAAGAAACGAAGTTCGTTACGGCGTTGCAAATACTTATTTGGCATCTTACGCAAAACTTTGTCAAAAACAGAGCGTGATACGTTAACACCAGCCAAATCTTGAACTTGTCCACTAGCTTTTGAAAGCTTAATGAAACCATCAAGAGCCTTAAGAAGACCGTTGTTTGACGATGTATTGCCGCTGATGAACAAGTCATCCAAATCATTAGCTGTTTGACGAGCCATAATCTGTGCAATGTGATCTTCAAGAGATGCACCCTCAATGTTGTCTTCAAGAGACTCTGTTGAAATATTCCAATCAAGACGAAGTTTGACTGTTGAAAGCGAAACTTTTGAAAATGTTACTGCTGCGTTTGCACCATCATCAGTTGCTTCTGTTGCCAGAGCAAGAAGTCGTGTTCCGACAGATACTTTGTCAATATCCATCTGTGGAGTCTTCATACGAACAACTCGTGCATTCTTCATCAAAACCGATTGATCTACTACGAAATCCAAAAATCGGTTTGATTGCTCTGGGTAGAGCAAGCCACCACGACTTGGAACACCGGCGCTGTTTGCAACAACAGCGGTAGTTACTTCATTAGCTTTTGCTAAAATTTCTTCTTGTGTTGCCATATGTTAATCCTCCCTTATGACCTATAGCCCAATTAATTAACTCCTGTGGCAAATATGTGTTTTTCCAAAATGACTGCGGAGCGACCTTTGAAATAATTTCGCTCTCATCTTCGTCTTCTGTATCTACACTCTTTTTTGCAGCGCCAGCTGCGGAAATTACAGCAACTTTTTCTGTTTGCTCGGCTAAAGCAACTTCTGCTGCATTCAATTTTTCTTGAAGCTCTGTGTTTTGAACTTCAAAACCTTTTGCAACTGTCTCAATTTTTTCCTGTACAGATGCTTCCACTTCTTCTTTAATTGAAGTAGCAAAACTTGCCAGTTTTTCATCAACGACAGCACTCAAGGCTTCTTTAAGAACATTAATGTCCATTTCTTCCTCCTGTGTGTTTTCGTTTACTTCAACTGAAGTTGAAGCAATTTCTTCTGCGACATCAGGAACAAGCCAGCCAACAAATTTCTTTAACAAATTTAATTTGCCGCTTTCTTGTTCATTCATGTCAGAGAGCATATCATAAGTATTATTTATTTGCAATTCTGAATCTTGCTTTATAATAGATTCCATATCTTTGATCATCTCCTTAATTATATCAAAATATTCTTGTTCTTGTAGAACAATATCATTATTTATTTTTTTAACATCTTTTTTCTTTTTATTTTTTGAAGGCTTAGGCATGGTTGGTGATATAAAATTACTTCTTGAAGGGTTTTTAATTGAAACATTTTGAGTATCAATTGATACATCTTTCTCTATTTCACCACAACCACAGTCACAACCGCCATCCTTTAAAAAACTAGCAATTTGCTCAAGTAAAGCATCTTCAAAAGACAATTCGTTTTCAAAAGAATTGTCAAAATCAGCTTTTTCTTTAGTTCTTGCATATCTTTCAAGAAGCCTTCTTCCCTTAGCGGCAAGACGAGCAGCATCGGAGCGATCTTGGGGAACCGGCTCGCCCCAAGCGGCTGCTGAAAGCGCAAGGCGTGTTGGCTCACCATTTGGTTTTTTCATTGGGCCGGATGGGTTCGTAAAAAACCTTGTAAGAAAAGATCCCTTGCGGCGCATTTTTTCCGGAGTGTCTGCTGCGCCCCTAACTCCAGGTTTAAGATTTGCTCCTTCAGTTTGTTTAAAATGCCTTCTGCCAGCAGCCGTCAACCCTCCCTTGGGGTCTTTTATGGGCTGTTTGGCTTTTGCAATCTGGCAATCAAGATCGCAATCTAATGCATACTTGAAAGCACCATTTTCATTTATTTTTACAAGATCAATAACTGCTAAAGAATTTGCAGGATTGTCTACAAGACTTAATTCACCAAGGACATATTTTTTAATAATATTAACAGGCTTGCCATGAAACATTTTATCTGTTGATGCTGATTTTTCAAGAACCTTGCCGCCAATAGAAAAAGAACGCAAAGTCCCGTCAAGAACTTTTTGCCATGTGTTCTCAGCGCCTTTTGAAATATAAGCTTCAACTTTAAAAGCATTATATTCTTCTCCGTTTTCATTGCGTAAAACAACTGGTTCATAACCAATTGCTTTGCCAACGGCAATGGGCGCATGCATTTCTCTAATATTTCCACCCCAATTGGCAAACGCTTCTTTTGAAGCCTCAAAATCAACAATATCTCCAGCTTTATCAATATTGTCAGCAGTCGCTATTCCAACAACAATGCGTTGTTCACGTTTAATCATATCAATTGGAAATGAAATATTAAAATTAGACATCAAACCTCATAAAATACAAGCATATATTGTTTTTTTAAAAACAGCAAATTATCCTACTGCGTAAAAAGAAATAGCAGAATTTGCGGTTACAACTTCAACAGATGTATAGTCGCCTGGAATTTCCATATATCCAGTAGCTTCTGCTGGTATTAAAACTGTAAAAAATGCATTAAGTTTAATATCAATATCAGAATTACCTTTATTGTGCACATAAACTGATGATGTGTGACCACCAATGTTTACCAGGGCATCCGCTGTAACTATGTTTTTATTTGAAAAAATCAAAGTACCATTACTCATTATTATCCTCCTTAATTAAATTACTTGACCGAATCATTGTTCGTTCCAGAATCTTGGTTTTCCCCTCTTTCGGCTTGAGCGCCATCAGCACGGGGGTCGCTTGTTGCGCCATCTCCAGTTGGAGACTTTGGTGGTTCAGATGCAGAATTGTTTGAATTTCCAACAGGAGCGCCAGGGTTTGCTATATTGTTTTCAATTTCTTCTTTTTTAATATTTGTTGGGAAGGGCAAGACATCATCGCCATCATATCTTTCAGGCAAACCAATTTGATTTCTAACCTCATTTGGTGTCAAAACTTCTGTTCTTAAATATCTATCATTAATTCTAGACTGAATATCTTCATCAACCAAATCAATTTTCTTAAGATGAATAGAAAGTAAATCAGTAAACTCAGCAACAATTCTGTTAAGTTTTTTTTCAATAATAGATTGATCTGGTCCTATCACTTGCATTTTAAAACTCTTGTCAGCATCTCTTGAAACAGCCAAGTTTGCATTATCGTAAACTCCAACTTTTGGAGCGGGAACCCTGTTTGCTACTAAAATTTCATCTCTATTAGATTTGCGATATTTATCAAATGAAGCATCTTGAACACCGGCTTCTAGTTTTTCAAATTTTATATCAGTATTTGAACCAAGACTTGCCGGAAGGGGTATCACTAATGTTCCATGATTCCTGCCCTTTACTTCATTTCTAAAATAATTAATTAACTCTTGTTTTGATTTATTACTAAGCTTTGCGCCTTTTAAAATAATAGCATAACGAGGAATTGCTTTGTTTTCAAAATAATCAATATTATATTCTTTAGCAAATTTGTCTCCAACAATTGCAGCCGCGGCAGAAACCGCAGCGGGAATGCCGTAATAATTATTGTTTGGAGAATAGATTTTAAAATGAATTAATTCATTTGGTTTTGAATCATTATTAATCGGGTCTGGAGTCTTTGTGTCTTGAAATTGTCTAAAAAATACTGCTTGAATTTTATTTGTTTTTGCAATTTGTACAAAACCATCTCGTTTTCTGCGCACCCTTACAAGGGTTGCTGGAACATGGCCAATATACCCTATTTTCCCAGAATTGTTTCTACCTATTTCAAGATAGCCATTGCCAACAGCTAAAACATCTTGCCAAACACGAACTAAAGTTTCAATCAATGTTTCTTCAACATTTAATTTTTCAAAAACTTCATCCATTTCTTCTTTTAGATCTTGATAGCCCTGTCTAATTTTTAATATTTTTTCATCATTACCCTGGGCTTTTTCCATTTTTCTTTTTGCTTTTAATGTTTCTACAAATTCATAACCAAGACCAACTGTGTTCATTACTCTTGCGTTGATAGAAGCATAATGTATTGCGCTTTGATCATACAAACCGGCCAAAATGTCTAGATCGTAAGGTGGGGTTACAATGTCATATAAAGAATATCCATTGACTACTTCTGGATCTACAAATTTAGATTGAACTCCATCTTCGCTTTCATATTTTTTACTTAAACGAACAGCTTTTCTTTTCATTTTTGGAGAAAGATTTTCAATTTTTACAAAATTAAATGGGTCCGTTGTTTCAGTTTTATTTGCAAAACCCATGTATGTAATATCGTCAAGTTCATCATCTAACAATATTTCTTCTACAACTTGCATTTTGTTTTCCATAAAAACATCCTTTTTTATTTTTTATTAAAATGATTATCAATCATATCTTCAAACGGGTCTGCTACTAAGCCATTAAGCAATCTTTCCATCTGGTCTTCTCTTTCTGAAGCAGATACTTTCCTGCCACCAGCCACCCACTTGACATAACCACCGTCTTCAGATGTCCAATACTTACCAGCTTCTAAAACTTTTTTTTCAACTTTATCATCACCAATAATACCCTCAGCGCACAAAACGCCATCTCCATCAGATAGCGCTTGGTCTTCGTTTGTAAAGTAAATACATACACCAAAACTTCTTTCGGGGAGCCACATTGAACTATTTTTAATTGTTTGATCGCTCATTTAAACAAGTATACAACATTTTTATTTAAAAAAGAATAAATAACAACACAAAACGTTTTTTTTACTTCAATTTATTTAATTGGACAAGCTCCTGTTGAACAATCTTCCATTTCTATGTTTAAAGTGGTTGAAATGTCATTTAAAGGTACTGTTAAATTAATTTTTGACATTATTTTGTTATAAACTTCTTCTGTAATTACCTCATAGGGTGGCAATGGGAAATTATGCTCAGAGTGAAGCAGGAAAGATACTGATTTAACATTTTTATCATAGTTATTAGCTAGCCATTCTTTAATAGCCCCAAGCTCTTCTTTGCGGTAATAAACAGTTACAGAAACCGCATTGTCAGCCCAATCTGTTTGCATTTTTTTAACCCATTCAAGCTGCTCAACCGCTGTCATGTTTGCAGCAAGAATTGCGTCTTTTGGAGATTTGCAAGGAAATTCAACAACATATTTTGTATGATCTTCTCTGCCGTCTAGGCCAATGTCCCAAACAACCTTATAACCTCTTTTCCTACAAGACTCAACAAGTGGGTCAACAGAGCTAAACCGAACCCTTCGGATATAATACTCTGCAAAAGACGGGTGTATGCCCGGCGTTACGCCTGGAAGTAGCGAAAGGGTTCCAGACGGCTGGATAGTGGTTAGCCTTATTGATTGGTTCCACCCTTTTTTGTTGCTGTAAGTTTTGTCAAAAGATTTTAAATTCTCATAAACATCTTTTAACCAAGAAATTTGTTCTTTGCTGGATTGCAAAACTCCAGTAACAGACTGCCCAAGCCGAGCATTTTTATGTGTAATGTGGTTTGTTTTTTCATAAGGGTAAGACATCCTTGTAATTTGTTTTTGAATCATATATAGTAATTTTGAAATTTCTAAAAATTGTGAAAGAGATTCAATATTTGGTAAAAATATTGTTGCAAGATTACAAGACTCTCCATCAGCCAAGGCAATCTCTGCGCATGGGTTAAACCCATCAATGCTTTGGTCTAATGATTTTTCACCAAGCCTTCCATAAGTTCTTGCAAGTTTTCTATTTAACAAACCGTAAGGCTCACCAGTTCCATCATACCCCTTCCAGAATTCAGGCAGAATTTCATCAAAAGAATCTGCATAAATACTATTGTTTGAATTTGACCTCCAGGCTGGGATGTCTCCATTCCCCCAATTCTTTGCTCTTAAAAATAAAACATCGTCTGGATCACCAATTGCAATTTGCGCTGAACGGCGTGAAGAACCAGAAACAACTACTCTGCCAATAATGTTGCAAATATCAAGAACATCAACTGAGCGAAGTTTTTTGCCAACTCTTTGATTAAATATATTACAAATATCTTTGATTCCATCAACCAGAGCGCCGGGTCCAGATGCTGTACCGCCAAATGTTTTGACTGGTGCTCCAAACTCACGAATCAAAATAGTTGAGTATGTAAAAGATTTACCAGTTATAAAATAAGATTCAAGGACTTTGTGAAGCAATTCTCTCCATCCTTGTCTTGAATCAGGAATAATAAAATCAGCGTCTGGTGTTCTTTCTGAAGTGATGTAAGAAACATTTTTTATTTTTGGCAAATCATGAATTTTTGAACGCTCTACGGAAAAACCAACACCACCGCCAAGCATTAAATAATCAAACAATAATTCAAAGTCTTCAATTTTTTCAATGTTAGTAAAAAAACAATTATTTAAAGATGTTCCAGAAAATGTTTTTACAAGAGGAGTTCCTAGCTGCCAAAGTGACCTACCCGACACAGAACACTTCAGATTAAACATGTGGTCAAACAAAGTTTCAGCTTCCTTTTGTGTAAAATCAACTCCAATCTCAACAGCGCCATCTATAACTCTTTTGATTGTTTCAATCCAAGTTTCATTTCTTCCTAAAAGTTCATTTTTGCGACTATATGTTCGCAAATAAACAACTTCGCCCAAACCGCCAAAGCCCCATGGTGGAGTTTTGGAATAATAGGAATTAACAAATTCATCAGTTAACAATGTCACAATAAGCCTCCGCTAGTAAAAAAAAATATTATATCAACATAAACAACCAAAGACAATAAAAAATGCTTGGGTTAAATAAAATTTTCGTAAAAATTTATTCTTTCAATGATCTTATCAGCAATTGAAGACCAAGAATGTTCGTTGTGTAAAATTTTTGCTGACTTCATAGAGTATTTTTTAAACTCATCGTATTCAGAAACAACGGCTTCCATAAGATCAAGCAGTTCATCATAATTAGGATAAGCCCACAAACCAGTGTCTTCCCCATATTGCAAACTGTTCCATTCTGCTTTATCCATGGTGCATGACAAAGGTATTGCGTATTGAGCAAAATCACTACAGCCAGTTGCATTGCTCACAATCACTGGCATTCCAGTGCAAATGGCTTCAAATGGAATCATACCAAAACCTTCTCCGTTTGTGGGGTAAACAAGGCAATGACATTTATGATACAACTTGACAAGATCTTCTACTGATAGATTATCTGGAATTCCAATAATTTGAGGATGTTGATAAGCAGGGACTAATTGATTATTAACATAACACTCAGCGCTACAAAATTTATTATATTTTAAAATTAATTGATAGTCTAAATCACCATCATATAGTTCTATAAAAGCATCAACAACCATTTGAGCATTTTTTCTTTTTGAATCTGCACCAACATGTAAAAAATTAAACTTCCCAGTTATTTCACGATCTATAATAGAAAAATCTGAAGATATGCCGTGAGGTATAACATGCACATTTGTGTGAACTTTGTTTTCAATATATACATTTTTTACAAAATTAGATGTTGCCCATATTTCATCCATTTGTTGCATGTTGTGATACCAACCAACAGGTATTTTTGTAGATTCCCAAGGGGTATAGCCAATTTTAAATTTATTAATCATTTGATAATAATGAGGCTGACAGAAATTAATATGAAACGGTATTTCGTTTCTATTGTAAAAAACAGCAATTTGTTTTTCTTTTAAAGCATCAATTACATTAACCGCAGCATTGCTATAACCCTGGCTGTACCAAGAAAGACCACTAAGGTCAAAACTACCGGGACTAAACCAACTAATTCTTTTCATAAATTTTATTATGGTTTTTTAGTTTTTTTGAAGGTTGTTTTTGGTGAATCAAAGTTTAAACATTTTACACCATTTTGAACAAAGCTTTCAGCTTGTTCAGCAGAAATTTCACAAGTTACTGGCAGATGGCTAAACATACATTTTGAAGCAGCCATCCAGTAACCATTCATGTGTACAATTGATATTTGTTCAGAATCAATTATGGCAGCTCCACTGTAATCGTCAGATTCAACAACACCTATGATTTTCATAATGAAAGTATATCACCCATATTTTTATCTGCACCTGTATGCTTAGTATTCTAGTAATAGTATTGTATTTATAGTATTAAGTATTACTAGTATACATAGCATGCTCGCATACTGGGTATGCGAAGCATACCACAAAAATTAAGACAAAATAACTTTTTTTTTATTTTTTTTGAAAATCAAGATTTTTTTTAAAAAGTGTGAGATGATAGTTGACATGATCGCTGGAACTATAGTTTATATTGTGTACATGATTTTTAACGCTTGGTGCATTAAGACCGCAATTGATTGGGGGTTTGAACACAATATAGGCTGGGGGTCTGCAATAATTTTTTCTTTTGTAACAAGCATGTATGTTGTACTGCACAAGTACAGGAATACTAATGTTTCAAATAAATGAAATTAACTTTAATTATTTAAAAAACAAAAAAGTATTAGTATTAAGTGATACATTTTATCCACATTTATATATAACAGAGTTTATTAAAAAATTGTCTGACTCCCAGGTTTTTATATATATATCTCCAGCAACAACATCTGGATTTGTAAAATTGTGGATGAAAATTCATTTAAATAAAAAAGTTAAAATTATTAAAGACAAAAATTATAAAATGTTTTTTACTAAAAATATTGACGATTATGAAATTGTTATAATTTTTGGAAAAAATAAAAATCAAGAACAAAAATTATTACAAAAATTATTAAAAAACATGTTAGTATCTTACAGAAATATTACTGTTGTCACTTACAAAGGAATTGACTGCGATGAGAATTATACCTTATAACGGAGAAGAAAATTTAGAAGACATTGAGAGTCTTACTATAGTAATCAAAACTGTTCCGTTTGAAAATGGATATGTGCCTGCTTTTTTTATTCAAAGCCCTGGCGAAGATTATCCAATGACATTAGACGAATTAAATTGTTTAATGGATGGGATTGAAATTGCACATAAAAGTTTAGATCAAATACTTGCTTTTATGTTAAAAGAAATGTTTGAAAAAAAACAAGAGGATGATGAAGAATGATACTTGGTGGATTAAAAAAAGATTTTCCGTATCCAGAAAAATTATGCCCATATTGCGGCAAAAAACTTGTTCCTGTTAACGCTATTCATTTAGAAAAAGACATGTATCAATTTAAAGCTTTATATTTAGACAACAATCCAAACTGCCCTTCTTACGATGAAGGGGCTCGTCTAGCATATGCTAGAATTTATTACACATCAGAAGATGCTTTTAATGCATTTCGTGATATTCAAATGCCAGTGCAAAGATGGTCTCAAGAAAATCTGTATTCTATTTACAAATAACATGGTAAAATTATAAATTATGCTAATTAACCCTGATTTTTCAAAAAGATTAGATCAATGGTTTAAAGAGCGTTGGGTTGATATTTCAAGACCAAAGCAGGGTGGTGGTTTTGAGCCATGTGGCCGAGCAGATGCTGAATCTGGTAAATATCCTAAGTGTGTTCCAGCCGCTCGTGCTGCAAGAATGACACCTGCACAAATTGCATCCGCTGTTAGACGTAAACGCCGCGCCGAATCAACTCAAACAAGGCAAGATAAAAAACCGATCAATGTTTCCACAGATGTTGAAAAAGCATCTCGTAATGTACCCACCAACCCGGCTCTTTATGCAAGAGTAAAAGCTGAAGCTAAAAGAAAATTTGATGTTTACCCTTCAGCATATGCCAATGCATGGTTGGTTCGTGAATATAAAAAAAGAGGTGGTGGGTATAGAACGGTTTCAAAATCTGAAGAAGTTGTTAATAAAGTTGCTGACGATCTTGATGAGCAAGAAGCCATATTGGCAGATATGTTGATTGAGCTAACAAGGAAACATGGTAAGTTCAATGAAGACGGAATAGGGGTGTGGGCTGGATATGACAAGCCAAGTGATAACGATGTTGCCGATATTGGTGTTAAATGCTCAAACTGTGTTCTTTATGAAGGCAACGGGGTTTGTAAAATTATAGAACAGAAAGTAGAAGAAGAAGGAAAATGTAGGTTTGCCATTATTCCAGACGGGGTGGTTCAGACAGATAAGGAAATATATGATATGCTTAGAACGGTATCTGTTGATACAAGGAGTTTTATGAAAGACAATATGAAAAAAATGATCAACGATCATGTTACAATGAAATCTTGGCATGAGACATCTGCAAAAGCTGCAGCTGAGCAAATGCAAGATCACATTAAAGCAGCCGCTTGGCATGATTCTCAAGTGAATATGATTAAAGGAATGATTACAGAAGTTCCTCTTGATCCAGAAAAGAAGATGAGTGGGATTCCATCAGCTGGTTCGGCATCTACGCCATCATCTCGTATGAAAGAAAAAGCCGGTGCAAAAGAAGTTCCTTTGGACCCCAAAACTCTTAAAAAGAATGATTTGGTTGAAATGCTTTTAGGACACGAAAATGAATATGGCAAATTTGATATCCCAGTAGAGGAAGTAGCAAATTTTTTGCTTGAAGATTAATATAAATGGAAACACCAATTGTCGTAGCAATTATTAGTTTAGTCGGTGGGGTTATTGTTGCATTAATTCAACAAAGCAGGAAAGAAAATAAACAAGACCACAATGTTGTTTCAAGTTTAATCAAACAAGTTCACAAAGATGTGGTTAATGTAGAAAATAAATTAGATAGCCACATTAAAGAACACACAGCATCAAAACCATTAGTAAAGAAAAAATAAAAATTTCAATATAGCCAGCCCTGGTTTTACTTATTTCGTAAGATTAAGTTGAATACGGGGCTGGCTATTTTTTTATAAAATCACAACATTTTTTATTTTACTATGGTAGAGTGTTTACAACAAGAAAGAGAGAACCATATGGATATTAAAGAAAATACCGAAATCTCTGAAATTAATGATTTTTTAGTTAACGAAGTTGAGCTAGAAAGAATTTATACCAAATTGATTGGTACAATAAAATCAACTATGGATTCAACTGCTGAAAGAACCGCTAGCGCAGTTATCTACGGCTACTACAAAGGCTGGAATCTAACAAAAACTGTAAAGTATTATAACTTAGAAGAAGAGGCCGCATTTTTTTTCTGGAAACATTTTAATTTTAAAATAAAGGAAGGAGGTCAAACTATGAGTAGAACAAAAACAAAACAAAATAATATTGTAACTTATTTGGAAAAGAATGTAGGGCAAGTTGTAACGCCAGCAAAGGTGTCAACAGATGTCAGCATCTCTCTTCCAACATTTTATAATTTCTACAACGCAAACCGTCAATTCTTTAAAAAGGTAAAGCGTGGTCAATTTGAAATTGTAAATCCAAAAGAACAAAGAGAGTCTGAATTAAATTAATAACAAACGGGCAGCCATTTTTTAAGGAAAGATAATGACAGTAGTAAAAAAACCAATCAAAAATAATAATGTAATTACTTGGGAAATGGCTGCCTACGACTCAACAGAAGAGTTGTATGCAGATATTAATACTCTTAATGATAAATCAATCTTGAGTCTGCGAGAAGAAATTGATTCTTATATAGATTCCAAAACATATCTTGATTCAGATGGATTAATGAAACATGCGCACAAAAATCGTTGGGCAGTTTTGTCAACAAATGCACTTCGTCTTGCAAAAAATTTGGACATAACTTATTTACTTACCAGTTCTGAAATTTTAAATACTGTTATTAAAAAACAAAGAGATTATGGGCATAAAAATATTTCAAAATTTGGCATCACCGGTCTTGTAATTAGAGTGCACGACAAAGTTGCACGAGTAGAGAATTTAATGAAAAAAGAAAACTACATTAATTCAGTTAGTGATGAAACAATGCTAGATACATTGATGGATATTATTGGATATTCAATTATTGCTTACATGTGGTTAAATAATACTTTTATGTATGAATTAGGAGAAAAAAAATGAAAAAACCACTACACAAACATTTGTTACTTAGAGGAATGATTGTAGATGCCCCAACTTCTGAAAAAGTTGTTGTTGAATGGCTTCGTGATTTTGTTGACAAAATTGGCATGAAAATTGTTCAAGGCCCATTTGCTTCTATGATCACAGAAAAAGGCAATCGTGGTCTTACAGCAACTGTGATGATTGAGACATCACATATTGCCTTTCACATTTGGGATGAACAAAATCCAAGCCTACTTCAGTTTGATTTGTACACATGTTCTGAACTTAATGTAGATTATGTTCTTGATACCATTAGTTCGTTTTTTAATTTTACAGAATATCAATACATGGTTCTTGATAGAGAAAAAGGGTTTAAGGTAATCCAAGGAGTTTACTCAGAGTAATGCCAGTACAAAAAAACAAAAAAAAACATATGGAAGCATGGATGCTCAGATATGTTATTCTAATAAAGAAGATGCTGCGCTTGTCAGACTGGACAATTATAATGCAAAACGAACCGTGTTCTTCTGACTGCCTTGCAGAGACAGATGTAATTACCGGCCAACATCTTGCCAAAATGTATTTGAGTAAAACTTATACAAAAGATACTCCAGAAAATCTTCGGGCAACAATCATTCATGAACTGCTTCATTGCCATCTATCGCCAATTTCAGAATTGTCAGAAGAAATATTAAAACCTCTTGCTGATGAACTTGGCGGCAGTAGAGTTATTAAATCAGCTATTAACGGTATTGAGTATGAAACAGAAAGAAGCATTGATGCTATCTCTGAAGCCATAGCTCCATACTTCCCCCTGCCATCTATGCCTAAAAAGAAAAGTGCTAGAAAGAAAAAAGTTGTTAAAAAAAGAATTGTTAAAAGAAAAGTGATCAAGAAAAAACCAGTAAAGAAAAAATAAAGGAGAAAGATGTCAAAACAAGATAAAATAACCCATGCTATTTATTTTTCCCTACATGCAATCACGATTGCTATTTTGTTGTTAAAATAGATCATGCCTGAATTAAACGCAAATACTCCAGCAATAGAGTGCTATGTTCGTGGGCAGTACCTGCGTGATCAGATTGATTCACATGACATTGTTTTCCCGTGTATGATTTTTGGTGTTAGTTCAATTCAAGGCCGGTCTCCGCAATTTCATTTTTTGATGGAAGATGGCGGGGTGTGGTGGAGAATGCCAATATCTGCTTTTTGTACAAAACCAAACAGCCCGCATGTGGATATTCACGAATTGGTTTTATGGAACGCCTTTAGCCCATATGTTGCGGTAACTGAGTTTCAAGCTATGCGTAATATGAAAATGACATATGTTTCTAGATCTGGCAATTTTGTAAAAGGCAAATACTTGTTTACTCTTGACTGGCATTCACCAGAAGATAATCAGTTAAACGCTGGTTTTAGCACAAGCCCTGGGCAGCATAAGTGCGGTCATGTAATTGAGAGAGAAGATGGCAATATTGCTATCCAGCCAAACAATAGAATTCGTTTATGGGACCCGTCTTACACAACCAAGAAAGAAACATTAATTCAAAGAAAGATTAATTCCCAAATGTGGGATGTAGAAGATGCCGACAAGTGGACATCGCCGGACAATGATGATTATGAATATTAAATGATAAAAAATAATATAAATGTTATCAATGACATTGTACCAATCCGTCAACAAATTGAATTATACAAGCATGTTCGGGATAGTAAAATTGCTTATCGTTTATATAACACACATATTTTTACGGGGGATGAAGATCAAAAATTCAATCACGCTCCGCAGCAGTTGTCTCATCACCTGTATATGGTGGAAGAAGACAAAGCATCCCCACATCTTGAAATCATAAAACCGTGGTTTGACGTAATAACTAAAAAATACGGGGATGTAAAGCTTTTAAGGGCCAAAATAAATATGACCTTCCCATACCCACCGATGGTTAGATACGAGCCTCAAATGCCACACATAGACATGCAATATGAAAATGGAGAGCCTATAGACCACAAGGTGCTTTTATATTACATAAATGACTCAGATGGACCCACATACTTTTTTAACGATTTATACGAGATTACAGACAGCATACAGCCCAAACAGGGCGTGGGGGTGTTCTTTGACGGCAGCCAGATTCACGCAGCTTCCAACCCGGTCTTCAATCCCTTTAGATTTGTGCTAAACATTGACTTTCAAGTTGAGCCAAGTGTGGCGCAAAATAAATTGTACTAACCAAAAAAGCCCCGCTTAAAAAGCCCTGCTTGAGTTTTATATTATTGATATAATATATAAATGCCACAATACGAATACAAATGTATAAATGATCACTACCATACTGAGGATAGATCAATTCTGGAAGACCAGAAAGTTGACAGATGCTTGATCTGCAACGAAATATTAAAACAAATTTACAACCCGCCTTTAATTACTTTAAAAGGGCATGGCTTCTATAAGAACAGCAAGTGATCTACCAATAAATAATAATTCACCCAATCATTATTTATACCCCGCAAAAAAATGTTTATGTATACTTAAACCGGCGGCGAACAATCGCTTACCTTAGGACCGTTATAGATGCACATGCCCTTGGACCAAAAGCCCAGGGGCATGTGCATCTTTATCGTTTTATCCAAACCAATTTTTCCCAAAATTTTAGTATGTATTTTTTTAGTGTTAATTATGTTTTTTTGTTTGTTTGATTTTGGTCTGTTGAGTAGGGTCAAAGCGGGCGTTCAACGGTGCGATTAGCACAAAGTTGAACACCCGTAAAATAGGTTACGCAGGCTATGCGTTTTGAATACACATTTGTAAGCGTATCGGTATATTATTATTCATCAAGCGAAACAGAAGTAGCCTGATACCTAACAAGGAGATAGATATGGATACCACAATGGATACACTCAGCCAAACAATTAACTGGCTAGAGCGTTTATCAAGAATAGCCAAAGATAGTGATAGAGCATTAGCAGATACAATGGCAATTGATACTTGGACTGATGTCAATGTTCTCATCAACAGTCAGCACAGTGTCAAGGCTCTTATCAAAGAATTAAATGTGATGGTATCAATGATGACAACTCGCAAAATTGAGTTGGCAAATATGCTCAAAGATATACTTTGATGATACCGTTGCCAAATGGGGACACAACAACAATAGCCAATGAACACTTGCTACTTATAGCGTTTGTCTCATTGTTTATCGGTTGGCAGTTATGTAAGTGGTGGAATAAGAAATAACAATTACCCCGAAGCACTCACCCCCCGAGTGCTTCGGGGTTTTTTGTTTGCCCGTACACCATTGCTCTTGAGATGATCGTATAGCAGTTTTAATATATTCTCTTAACAACACACGCAACACAAAGAAACAAACCAAACCGGATTACGGTGGAGGGCTACGGTATGCATAATACAAAGTAGAACACCACACGAAGGGGTTACAGGGTATACCAGGATTGAATACACATTCTTGGCTCACTCGGTATAGTTTTAATTGTCAGGGCAAGCGAGAATAAAATATGCCAACCGTAGCAGGCAAGTAGTCTCCTTAGGACAAGTAGCCGTAGGCAATCGGAATAATGTGTGCTGGATATCACGCACTGACGATGATATCGCTTGCTTGCTCTGACACTTAACCCAACACAATGAAAGGACATATGTATATACCAATCAAATGGACTAGGCGCAGAGATAACACTTGGTTCTCAGATAACCTGTCAGTATCACTGACGCAGTCATACCGAATACAGTATCACAAAGGTGCTTACAAAGATTACCTATACACCGTAGACACCTTAGAGATTGGCAATGGGGTTGATACGCCTGTTGAAATGTATAACCATAAGGGCTATGGCAAGACATTAAAGAAAGCCCAAGAGTTAGCAAATGAAATAGAATACATTCGTCAATTCCACCTTAGGCAAGCAGAGTTAAAGAAAATAAACGACCTAGATTGGGAAAGGGTCAATAGGTAAGATTAACCCGAGACACTCACCCCGAGTGTCTCGGGTTTTTTTTGTCTAAACTCCAAGCGTTATGTGTGTACATATATAATACTTTTAATACATTCTCATCACGCACTCACAAAGCTTGGTGGGCGACAGTGCGCCTAGCACCAAGTTGTACACCAACACAAAGGAACATATCATCATCTCAACTTGAATACACATTCTCAACGCCATAGGTATAGTTATATCTGTCGGGGTAGCCTGAGGAGGCAACGCTATGACTAAGGTAATGGATATAAGCACTCTCACCACAAGTGAGATTAAGTCTCTACTAGAGACAATCATTACGGATACGAGCCTTAATACTCAAAAAATTGAGGCTCTGGTCAAAATGCTGGTCAATCTCAACAAGCGAGTGCTCGCTTGTGAGAACGCCGTCATTGTAAGTAAGGTCAGTCAATAAGCAACCGAGTGGTTGAGTTTACCCACCCCGACACTCAACCACGGAAAGTCCCCTGGGCGCTTCGGCGCTCAGGGGATTTTTTTTGCCTGAACTCCCATGCCTTCGTGTATAACAAATAGAAAGTTTAATATATTCTCACACATTACTCACACACCACAAACCCGGCCTGAAAACGGTGGTGGGCAACGGTGCAAATAGCACAAAGTTGTACACCAGCAACAAGGGTTGCAGTATTTACTTAACTTGAATACACATTCTCAACGCAAAGAGTATAGTATTATTCATCGGGCGAAACGGAAGTAACCTGATAGATAAGGGTAAGTAATGTCTAAGTCAACTTTAGTTCAGTCAGCAGAGTCAGTGTTTGTTCAGCGATTACTTAAATTTCAGTGCCCGAAAGAATCTTGGGTAACTGACTTTGACGGTAAAGAAGTCGTTATGTGCGAATTCAATTTTGAACTCTGCTGTGATGGCTTAATTACAGTTTGGGCTTACAAAGTCTATGATGAAGACTTCGTAGTAGTTAAATCTGTAAATAGTCCAGTCAAGTTCAGCAATTTACAATAATCCCCAAATCCCCCAAGCCTTCGGGTTTGGGGGATTTTTTTTGCATTCGTTTTGGGCGGCGGTCCACGTTGCGCTTAGCAATAAGTGGAACACCGATCATAAGGCAGTGAGCAGTATCTCAACTTGAATACACATTCTCAGCCCGATAGGTATAGTTATTTATATCAAGTGAAACCCAAGTAACTTGATAGAGAGAGGTAAATAATGTCAAGTACATTTATGCGTAGTCAATATGGATTGATATTTGAATCTGTATTGATGTTCCTAACGGAATACAAGCCATACTACCCAGAGAGCGCCAAGCCTGCGCAACAGCGTGAGATTTGGGATAGGTGGTTCAGCAATCATCGTGGTACTGTAAATGAGTTGATTGATATTGTTGACAATATCATTCACACTAGTTACAAAGAGTGTCAATTCACTGAATCCTTTGTGGATAGATACTTCACGGTGCTAAAGCAGTTAAGACAAGGGATTGTAACCCACGCTGAGTTTGCTTCGCAAGTTTATCGTGAGTTGATGTCAATGCGTAGCCAACTGGCTATTGCTGGTCTTAAAGACAAAGATGTGGAGTTGGTCAGTTACGACTGACTTCATTAAAATAAATTCCCCGAGTGCTTCGGCGCTCGGGGTTTTTATTTTGTATTTTGACGGTGGGGCAACGGCGCGAATAGCGCTAAGTTGCACAACCGCTGACAAGGTGCGAACCATATCTTAAATTGAATACACATTCTCAGCCTCATAGGTATAGTAATAGTTATCGGTAGCGCCTCAATTACCCATACGGTATGGGTAATGGCATAACCACTACTGATAAAGGAAGCACAATGAGTAAGAAAGTTAATCTCAGTCAGATAAGCAACCTCGTCAAGCGTGGGCGTGAAGCCTATATAGACCCGAAACTAACTGACGACATTAAGTCGTTAGACGCTTCGGTTGAGGGCGACGCTTTCATCTACGAGGAAGCACAAGGCGACCCAGCAGATGAGGACTTCGTCAACCACAAGAACACTTGGCGTAATCGTGTTGCCAAGTGCGCTGAGGAAGCCGAGCGTGAGTGCTCAATTCAGTGGACTGAGGAAGGCGAGATGGTCGTCAGCCTCAAGCCAGTAAAGCAGAAGCGCAAAGCCCGTCTGCCTAAGTAAGACCCCCGATAGGCAATAACAATAAGCCCCGTATGCTTCGGCATACGGGGTTTTTTGTTTTTATCGGCGGGCGTTCACTTTGTGCTATGCGCACCGTGAACGCCCGCTGTTCTCAGATTACAATGATCACAAATTTAGTACAAATTTCTAATCACATCTCTTGACGGTTGGGCAACGGTGCGACTAGCACAAAGTTGCACAACCGCCAGAAGGCTCAAAGCTGTGCTGCAAATTGAATACAGATTTACACTCCCATTGGTATAGTTAAGAGTGTTGGTGAACGCCTAATTCACCTAGTCCATAGGTGGGGCATAAACGCACTAACAAAAGGACAAAACAATGAGTAAGAAAATTAACTTAAGCCAAATCAGTAACTTGGTCAAGCGTGGGCGTGATGCCTATATTGACCCAGACCTAACGGCAGACATTCAAGCACTTGACCCAAGTGTTATTGGTGATGCCTTTATTTATGAATTGGCGCAAGGTAATCCAAGTGATGAAGATTTTGTTAATCACAAAAACACTTGGCGCAATCGTGTCAGTAAGTGTGCCGAATTGGCAGAGCGTGAATGCTCTATTCAATGGACTACTGACGGCGAAATGGTTGTAACACTCAAGCCAACAAAAGGTAAGCGTAAGGCTCGCCTGCCCCAAGCCTAATAAGGCTTAAATTAAACCCCGTATGCTTCGGCATACGGGGTTTTTTTTTGTATTCGCTGGCGTTCACTTTGTGCTAGTCGCACCGTGAACGCCAGCTATCTCAATGCCTATGTAAATTCAAATTTAATACAAATTCTCAATCTCAATTCATATTTTAGACGGGTGTCCCAAAAACAAATGCATTTGTATTTGTACACCCGCGTTTATTTATATGTTTTTTTATTTATTTTTAATACAGTTTCAAATTATGATTATATTTATTCATATACTTTTAGAAATGTATATTTATTTACGACATGAATTTAGGCAAAATTTTTTTCGCTGCATTAATTGCGGGATTAAAGGCGGGATCAAAGCCTATAAATTACAGGCGTGTCAGTAAATGTATTTACTATTGGATATAAGACACTATCTATTCTGCGATAGTTCTGTCCATAGTTCTATGGACTAATATTCCATTAATCAACCCCAAATTAATGCGATCAATTAGACCATCAATTAGCCGGGATTAAGGCGTATTAAAAAATCTATTAAAATGGTTATAAATTAATATTTTATTGTATTAAATACCCCTAGAAGGAGTAATAATAGGCATATCTATTAGCGGCATATATAAGTTCTCAAATTATGGCCTTTTTTACCCAATTGTTGACTATTTTAGTAGTGTTTTGGTATGTTTTTACCTATTTTTATTTATTTATTACATGTTTTTTAGACAAAAAAAAGCCCAAAAATAAGCTATTTCTATGCTTATTCTTGAGCTTTTTTTAATTATTACTTATTAAATTGTGATACTGTAAATACTTAGAACTACAGTTATATTGAATATATCATACTGTCATTGGAGCGTGTGTTACTCACTAGCTAACGAATTTTATGGTTTTTATGGCTTTAGATCAACTATCAAATAGATTTTCTACTGAAACATTAGATTCTTCTAACTTTTCTACCATATGACTCAGTATTTCTTCTACCCAAGTTAGCCCCGAAACATATCCTTCAAAGTATGATACATAATTCTGTTCATCTTTGAAGGTTATTTCTTTTTCCCCATCTTTTATACGACCTGATACTTCGTTTAAAAGATTCTTTATATCATTCAACATCATCACCAAAAATTTCCCTTCTTTTTCTTTCATGATGCCTTCTCTTTACGGCATTACGAATTGCAGCCATTTTAGCTAGATCTTCTTTTTCTTTTATTTTACGAGATGTTTCTGCATCCCAGCTTTCATTCATTTGTTTCATCTTCATCTTCCCCTTTATTTGTTAAATATAAATCAAAGCTTAATTGCTTTAATTCTTCTACTACATGCTCTATATTAACCATATCCCCAGGGGAATAGTTAATCATAAAATGGTTTATAACTTTGCGCATATCTATCATATAAGCCCTCTAATCGTTATTTAAAGTGTTAATGAATTCATTTAGCCCGGCTTCTAAATTAGAAATTTGCCGCTTTAATACTTCAACCTGATCTCTTAGGTTTTGAATTGCCACCTCCAAATGCATTTCATCATCTGTATACAATTTACCTATAAACATCTTTAATCTCCCTAATCATCCAATATTCTCCTATATCCGGTTTTAAAGCCCAACCTTTTTCTTTACTCCAGTAATAACTTGGTTCAGACTTTGCTTTTACCCATTCCAATACTTTTACCCATTCACGTTTTTCATTATTATTCGCAATCATGCCCATACGCTTTCTCTTCTAGTGTTAATAGCTTATCGCATTCAATACATTTACCGTAATAAATTACAGCAGTTTCTTCATCTATCAATAAATTAACTTTGTCTTGTTTGATTCTTTTTAAATTATTAGGCATTTTTCCTCTTCTTTTTTTTAGGTAAATTAGGTATATTTTTAGGCTCACCTTTTTTATTTAATTTGATAAAAGGTGGCCTGCTATCTGTATAATTTTTCATTATTATCCTTAGTAATATATTGGTGATATATTAGGAATATATTTACTCAGCTGCTGAGTTAATTAGCTCTTTAATTGCATCTGCTAAAGCGCCTCTAGCATTACCAAAATCAAATACTGGTTCATCTGGATTATCTTTAAACGATATTGAACTACCAAATTGATTATTAATACTAGCTGTAGTTAAAAGACGAACTCTTCTTCTTTCTGGATGTTTAGATGGAGCAACTTCATTATTCTCATCATTACTTTTATCAATAGGCGCTGCCCAACCACAAGTTGCAAAAGTTATTAAATCATATAATTTAACACTATTTTTAAGTTCAACATCATAATTAATTAAATTATAAATATCGCCATCCGATGCAATCGGTGTTATTTTTACAGAATAATCATCATCTAATGTAACACCAAAAGCTTCTGCTTTTGATGAATCAAATGGATAATTTAAGTTATTATAGATTGTTTTTAATACTGTTTCAAATTGAAATTCATTTAATTTTTTCATTATTTCTCCTATTTTTGTTGTTTTGGTTATATTAATTAGATTTTATTAAGCTTTGAAATTTAATTCTGCGTTCTTTAAAGAATTCTATTGGTGATTTTGGGTTGTCAGATTTTAACTGTTCTAAATACATATTTCTCATATTATATGTTTTAGTATCTTTTTGTTTTAGCACAGCATTAGTTGATGTTGTGAGAAAGTCAGTCAATGTCATTCTTTCTGCTGTTTGTTTATACATTTCTTTTTGACCATCAAAATCGTTTATTCCCGGAAAATCTTCTATATCTCCATAACCTTTATTTGAACGATAAGAAATAAAACGATTCATATCTCTCCATACTAAAAAGGACATATATATCCAATTTTCTGGTTCAATACTATCGTGAACATATTGCAATAAAAGAAACAATTCTATCATCTGATCGTCAACTATAAGTTCTGGATTAGATTTTCTGATTGCGTCAGTTACAGGCATAGAATTAGCTAAACTATCTTCTATATACTCATAATAATTATCATCTGAAATTAAACAACCAATTGCACATTTATGATATTCTTCACCTTCATTATAAGCCCGATATCTACAACCTGACCCACCATCTTCTGATCTTTTATTTTGAACTATTAGATGGTTTACAACATTATTAAAAACATCTTGGAATGTCTTAACCGGCCTATAATCTTTATCTTGAACTATATCTGAAACTAAATCATGCACTTTCATTTTATTCTCCTACCTTTGTCGGTATGTTAATTGTAATATCACCATAATTATCACCTAATATGATTTCTTCATTCATAATTCTTGTTAAAACATCGGCTGCTGTTTTGTAATCAATAGATGAAAAATCAACTTCAAAACAATCATCATCCCAATCAGAAAATTTTTCTACAATATCTTCTGCTTCACCATCTTCTTCCCCACTATATTGTAAATTAAGATAACGATCTGATTCAAAATATCTAAGATATTTCCAAACACTATCATTATCGGCGTAATATAGTTTTTTACCTTGTTTACTTGTTAAACCAAGAAAACTATTTGATGTTAATTCAAAATCTTGAACCACATTATAAGGAGATTTTTCTGCGACTCCGTTTTGATATTCAAATGTCAACCATTCAGGAGTTTTCCAATCATTTGCTAAAGCTGCAGAAAAACCAGCAATGCAACCTACTGAATCACAATTAAACAAATCAGTAGTTTCAACATAACCCAAACTATCAACTCTATAATTACTTGCAAAAGATTGACCATTCTTAACAAGTTCTTTATCTTCCTGATCATTGAATATTAATTTACCAACAAAACAAGCCATATTAAATCTAACTTGTCCATCAAGTAAAATTGCATCAATTAATTTCTTAAAATTATCTTTATTCATTGTTTTCTCCTTTTAGTTGTTTAATTGCTTTAATGATTAACTGTATTGTATTATTGTTTAAAACTATTTCATTACTATTTTGTGCTATTTTCCAAGGAAACAAAATTTTAACTTCATCTTGTAATTCATTGATTGAATTAATCATATCTTCTTGGACTTGTTTTTCTGTACGAGTATCCATTTCTATTCCTTTTCCCATTGCTATACCTCTTCACTTGTCATAATGAATACGCTAATATCTTCTTTTATATTTTTACCAAACAAAGCGCCAGGTCCATTTCCTTCTGAATCTTGAGATGGATAAATAATATTTCCATCATCTAAAAGCAAACCAATACAAGGATAAGGACTATCCCCCCAGCCTTCATCTT